CTTCTAAGATCCCCGGCCTGGATATCCGTGGCGACCGTATTGCCTGCACCTGCATACAAATGTGCCCTCGCCTTGATCGCAGCGAGAGAGATCGTCTCCCTCTTGCCATAAATTGCCTTGGCGAAACCATGCAGCCACTGGTACTGCTTCTTCAGATGCGCCCCTATCCTGCCCCAATCGGAAGGCGTCATATTTTCGTGATCGCCCTTGCCGATCATCCCTGCTCCGGTAAGATAGATGCGGAGTCTGGTCCTCATATCCTCTTCCCACATCCCCAGCGTGATCCTGCCACTGTACAAATTCTCCGCGAGACGATCTAGATCATTGTAGAAAGATCGCTTCTGTGCTTGCAGGACAGCCAGCTTGTTTGCCTCTGGAATCGGCGGCATCTCATCTATCTACCGGAACATACATCGACAATTCAGGGATTTCGTCCTCCCACAGTTCGTAGGCTCCCTTGACTGCCTTCGCCGTGACTCTGGTTCCCCTCTCTACCTCGCTATCCTCTATCGGCGTGCCCCGGATATTTGGTTCCGAAATCTCTTCCCCTTCTGGTGAGCTATCTCCATTGTCGCCCGGCGTCTTTTCCTTCTTCTTATCTGCACGCATCGATAGTTGGACAAGCGTGGTCTCTTTGAGCTTTCCCATCTCCCAAATGACACGGATCACATCCTCCACGTCTTTCTCGAACTGCTCCTTGTGGATTGCGTGGGCGGTTATGGATATTCTCTCGTCTCCTACTGCCCACTCAGGCAGAACACCCTTATCTGCCAAGATGCGCTTGAATGTTTGCATCTCCAGTACAGACTCTGATGCAATCAGATTGTTTGGAGGATAGATCAGCTTGATGTAGGCATCGATCACGGTCTGAGCGTATTGAGCATTAACCATGTCCTCTTCAATATCCTGCGTGTCGAACTTGAATTGGACATTATCAGGAAGCTCCCCATTAAGGGCAGATTCGACGATGGAGATGAACTCACCACCACCCTTGCCTCTAGCCTTTAGATGCTGGACCTCTGTCTCTGCTGCTGTACCCAGTGCAGCCGTGGACATCGTCCAGAACTCTCGTGAATCCACACCGAAGCAGAGGGCGAGAGTGTTGACGTACTGCTGGATGACCGTCTCTCTATCCCAAGATTCGGGAATAGACGAAAAGGAAGCCATATCTATGGAAACTTTGGCTCCAGGATTGCTGCCAACCAACCACAGGACTTGAGGGAAGGTATAGGAGTTACTTTTCTTCCGCTCTGCCTGCCACATGGCAATCGCCTGCCGGAACTCCCTATCCGTCAAGCCTGTTACAGCAGCTATGCCTTCGGGGGGCAGATTCGATAGCTTCTCTGAGTCATAGTCGTGCAGCGCCATCAAAAGTTTAGCTGCTCTGGCGGCACGGCCAACGGCACAATAGGCCATCCCCATATCTCGTTCTCTCGGCAGATTGAGAGAAGAAGCGTGCATAAACTCGTCGGGACGATACCAATGATCGTCGCTCGTGATGGCCGAACGATAATACATTGGATAGTTGGCATTTCCGGTCAGTACACAGCATTGGGAATCGATGTGTGCCAAGTCGGTGATCATGCCCCACTCTGAAGCCCTCGTCACGTCCCAGTAAAACCCATTGTCTTGGGTGTAAAAATCGATAGCCGTGGGGCCAATAAACCCAGGCCAGTCGAAGCCCCACATATATCTTGCCCTGGCCAGCATCTCAGAGACCCTAGCCGTGTTGTTCCTGCCTCCTTCTACTTTCCAGCTCATAGATTGCATTCGGGCGACCATGCTGTAAACCGCGCCTGCTAGAATCGGCTCTCCCTTCCAGAGGTCATCCAACCATTTGGCATAGGCTACAGATCCTCGCTTCGGGATCTCGCAGGCTTTGCTCGCCACGGTGACGATGTGATAGAACATCGGAGAGACGAGCCTGTCCTCTGTCTCGTGGTAAACTTGCAGGCGCGTACCGTGATCGTCCCTCTTGTCTATTTCCTTATGCTTCTCTTCGTATTGTTGAATCGCCTGGTTCACATCAAGGAAGAGAGGCTCATCCGGGAACAAAGGCTTCATTGAGCTTCTCCATTTTGGAAAGCAACATTTCGATTCTCTGCTCCAATGTCTCTCTATTGATCTGCGTCACTTCGTCCATGCTAGGTTCAGGAGGTAGATAGTATTTGGATTCTACATCTGGATCGTACAGTTCGCACCCACAAACGTGGATGCCAGACATGGTCAAGATCGTATGCCTGTGAAGCACCTGAAAGAGCGGGCAGTTGTCCTGCGCCTTGCAAGATTTACATAACTCATCCGCCCAGATGCGAAACTCTTTCTTCCCATCATTATGGGCGGGATTGATCAAGTCAGGCATCTATTACCTCGACAAAAAGGCCCAGACTAGCCCCAGCAAGCCAGTGAGAACGAGCAGCAGCAATGCCCACGTCACCTTACTCTGTGAGGACAAGGCACCAAATTTCTCACTGACCATAATCCGAAGGGTAGTCAGAATCTCTGGCACCTCTTTCAGATTCCTTACACACTGCTCCAAGATCGTAACCCTGTCTTCTAGCTTGTCCAATCGAGTGTCCAAGCTCAAGTGCTTATCAAGACGCTCCATGATCTCTTCCACCTTCTGTTCAGACATACCTAACTCCGAAAAGGGGGAAGAACTCAATCAGAGTCTTCCCCGATCATTCCTCTTAAAACACGATCCCGCCACCGCCACCTGAATCATCCCAGAAGGCAAGAACGACGGCGTCTCCTAAATCTGTAGATCTTCCGAGTCTATCCGCTTTCTTGATGTTTTCCTTCGGCTCGACGAAGATCGCTAGCTCGCCGTGGTAATACTTAATCTCATACTTCGGAGCGACCAGATCACCAAGGAGAGAAACGTCTGGAGGCAGGTTATCGATCAAATCATCTGGTGGGAGCAAGACCTCGTAACCGCTCTCTGGGTCCAGAAGCTCCCTAAGATGCCACCAAGCAGCAGAGCGCACACAGTTAAATCTGAAAATGGCGGTTTTATCCATCGCTGACGTTCCAGCGCCCATATAGATCTGGATCAGATGAAGGGATGGACTCCAAGGGTCTTCCTCTGCCATCAGGATGTCATAGACGGAAGCGCCGAGGCCCGAATCCATCTCGATCATCACTTCCTGAGATTTTCGCGCTAGAGGTTTCAGATAGCCTGCTGAAACGGGAACGGTCTGCTTGGTGTAGATATGCAGTCTCTCGATACGATGGCCTACTCGTTCTGCGAAGCAGGTCTTATCGTCGCCCATCCGCGCCATATCCACACCTAGCTTGCGGATGTCCAGACCCTCTCCAATCCTCCCTCCCGCATCCCAGTCTCGGAAGCGCTGCTGGGCAGCCTCGATCCAGTCCATCGGAATGACACTGTCGGATTCCGTCGCTGCAAACTCTGCCAAGACCCTGTTCTTGAAAACAGCAGAGTTCCTGCCCCACTGCCGAGCACGTCGCTCCACCCAGCCCCTATCTACTCTCCCCGCAGCGAGTGCCTCCTCTATCGTAATCCAGCGAACTTTCCAGTCCTCATAGCCTGCTTTCTTGGAGTGAATGTCATAAAATCTTCCCGTAGGAGCACCAGGAGTGGAGATGGACAGCCAATAGCATTCCCCTGTCGTTGTCCCATGCTGGGTGAGCATCATCGCATTTTCTGTGGCGAACGCACCCTCCGCTGCATCCCACATCGAATCTTCAACAGACTTGGACTCATCGAACACGTAGAACAAGCGCGTGGCGTGAGCGCCCTCGATTAGGGCTGCATCCCCAGAGGCTACAGCAAAGGCTTCTGATGGTCCTGACGCAGAGTGGATGCGGATAGAGTGAACCATCAGCTCATCACGAGTATATGGCTCCCTACCAACTCTACTCCAATCAATCAGCTTGGCGGCTTTGTGGATCTCAGGCCAGAGATATTTCTCTAGCTGCCGCCACACAGAGGCCAACGTAGGAACACAAGCATCCTCTTCTGTAGTCAAAAGAGTGTGATGGACCAAGATTGCGGCGATTAAACTTTTTCCCGCGCCATGGGGTGCTCTCACAGCCTGCCTACGGATGCCCATATCGAAGTTCGCCAGGATCTCTTCTTGATAAGGTGCAAAAGTTCTTCGGAGATCAGGAAGACAGTCGTAGACGAAAGCTACTCTGTCGTCACGGTAGGTATGCTGGAACTTGCGAAACTGGGTAGACCGACCCACAGAGGCAGCGATCTTGCTTCCTAGATCGGAAAGACCGAGCCGCCTGCCGCCTGCTCCCTTACCGCGCTGGTGAATTGTAGTATCCGGTATCTTCAGATTGACTGCCATTTACGAATAAAATCCCAAGTCTGATTAGGCGGACTATCAATCACGGCATGTACATAAAGTGGCGAAACTCGGAATATAGCTGCTCGATGGTGAAGAACGGAACATCGTTCAATACACAGTAATCAATGAACGCCTGAAAGTTGGCGATGCTCCACTCGGTGAGACGTATTGCAGCAACGGTGACGCCATGAATCAGAATCCCCTTGATCGTCCTCGCTGCAATCGCCGCGTCAACCCAACCCGTCACCGTTGCCAACGCCGTCGTGTTCTGTACGGTCTGGCCGTGGATGTCTAGCAGCGCATTGCCCACTGTCCACTCATTGATGCCAAAAGCTGCCGTTGTACCGGCGCGACCCGTTAGCATCCCTGCCGCATCCATCACCCCGGCATCTGCGAGTTGATTAGACGGATATGCAACGTGCTTGCTGGCCCTCAGTCCCAGGCCCGTTAGCACCGCCTCGGCCCCTGTCAATTCGGCGATCTGTTCTGCCTCCGAGAGGTCGGGAAGCACAGGATGCGACATCGTGTGATTGGCGATGTCCCATCCTGCCGCCTGCATCTCCAATAGCTGTGCGGTGGTACAATATCCAGGCGCGGCCTCAGAACCGATCCAATCCGTCACGATGTAACTCGTACCAACAATGCCTGCCGCTTGCATATACGGAAATGCGTTCTCGTAGACTGAGCGTTCGCCATCGTCAAAGCTCAACATCACGCCGCCGCCAGAGGCATAAATGACGTGCGGCTGCCGTGCGGCAATCCGTATTTCACTCACAGCTCATCGCCCGTCGCCTCTCGGTCCAGCAGCACCACATTCGACATCCATCCGTCCCACAGCATGAGGCCAGCACCTATCGTTCCCAGGTTGACATTGGTTGCACCCAATGCGCCTAACCATACACCGAGTCCATTTTGCTCCACCCCCACCATAGCTCCATTTATGTATGCCCTCATCCGATCATTCAACTTGCTGACGGTGATGGCCCAGTGGAACCAGTCTGTCGATGCCCAGGCGATGATGACGGAATTCGTGACCCCGCCCGCCCTATACTCAAATTGGAATTGATTATTGTTGCCCCGCTTCTTGATCTCCACATAGTTGTTCGCATCGGCGCGCAAGTAGGCAATATCGCGTTGCGCGCCGTCCGTCCACACGCCCGCCCCGCTGACCTTGGCCCAGCCCATCAGCGCCAGTTCTGCTGGATCGAATGCCGCTGCCAGACT